GGAATACAAGCAGACACCTGAAGGGATCGCATCATCAAAGAAACTAAGACGAGACCATGATAGGTACAGAGAGAATGAAGAGAAGCGTCAGAACGGTGAGTATGTGCTACAAGAAGATGATTGGTATATGATACCAGGTGGCACTATAGATACAGATGACGACTTAAAAGACGATGATAATTGGCAGGAAGTTGACAGATGGTAATAATGAATAAACAAAAGGTCCGTGAGCGTTGTGATTACTTACTCGAAAGCTTGGTAGGACACAACCACGTTGAGGATTGGTGGGATTCCCCGAACAAACACTGGGAAGGTAAGACACCACAAGAAGTATTTGATGGACCCGATGCTATGCAAGTCCACGATTATTTGATGAACCATGCCTACGGAGGACAGTACTCATGAGCGAAGAGATCAAGGTCGACTACACCTCGACACAAGTTATCAATGATGAGGAAGTGTCTACTGTTTCATTTTGGGAACAACCTAAGTATGTCGGCCACTGGAAGATCACACCTAACTTCTTCGTTGCCTCGACAAAGAAGCCATCATGGGTCCATATCTACTTCAGTAAGAAATTATTGGGATGGGAATGGAGTGATGATAAGCTATGACAGATGCAGAGGCAGAACAGTTTTGGAACGAGTTAGTCGAGCACTTCGGTGACCAACTCCCCAACCCAGAACATGAACCATTGAGGTTCGCACATTGTGTTAAACTATTGAAATACTACAAAGAACAGAGAGCACGTATAAGATGATGATAAGACCAGACAGATGGGTAATCGTTGAATGGACAAAGGATGGTAATTCCTTTAGGAAGGCACTGGTAGGCTTTACCAATAGCCAATCATGGGAACTATCGCATATCATTGACACGATCGAGGATCGAGACGACTATTGGGAAGTGTATGTCCGTGATGGCACGATGTATAAGTGTATGCGTCACCTCCAAGGGATGACGGCTGACATGAATAAGGTCTACAATGATATCGTGAAGAAAGCCACGAAGGATAAAGAGATCATGGTCGGGATCCTCTCGATTTAGTATGACGGTGAAGTACGACCCAACCCATGATGCATGGTATGACACGACTACCAAGCAATGGCTCGAGACCACATGTACAGATCCACAATGCGACTTCTGTGCGCATCGCCCAAAACTCCCACCAACAGATACCATCGCCACACATGAAGAACAACAGGAATGGTTAAAGAACATAAGGAAGACAGAATTCTAACATGCGCAAGCTAGTCCTCACCCTCTTCATCTCGATCATGTTAGGCATCGGGACATACATCATCGTTGACTACTACATGAGTACACAAGTCAAGACACTCTCCCTCCCACCCCCACCAGATGCATCGATCGAGGTAGCAGGTGTGGTGAAGGTACAGATCAACGAAGACAACTCATGGGAGACCATTCTCAAGTTAGTATCCACCATCCTCGTGACCTATGCGGGGATCAGGTTAATCAATAAGAAGATAAGATGATCCTCACCTAACATAGGAACTTCGTAGGTAGCAACTGAGGATCGCGAGAATTAGGGCCTTGATGAATATAGTGTCAGGATTACATCGAATTAATGGTTTTCACTATAGAGATTCTATTCACCGCTGTATAACTACTGTAGGCAACATCGCCTAATACTAAAGGAAATGAAATCATGAGCGCAGCAGTATGGACAACACCTCAAGCTACTGAAATGAGATTCGGATTTGAAGTAACTATGTACGTGATGAATAAGTAATCACCACGGATCCAAGCCAAAGGGCCTCGCAATGAGGCCTTTGTTACATCCTCGATACAATTTAGGCATGTACAATTGTCCGCAGTTATGGTATAATGGGGTCTTTTAATGGAGACTTATATGACAATCTATACCTTACACATGACATCCGAACTACAGCCACACACCTTCACTGAACACTTCTCATCCTTAGAACACATCAACATATTCCTCCACAACCACCCCGAGGTGACCAAGGAGCTCATTACCCTATCTGACCTTGATCCCCAGTGAGATTATTTTACATCATGGAATCAGCCCAGATCCAAGCACTCCCGTGCAAGTCTATGATTCTATTGGACAAATTATTTTTCGCAGGGCCTATGTACAACAGCGAAAAAATAGGGTATAATGGTTCCATTAAATGATTAAACAGACTAAGGAATATATGACAAACGCAACAGTAATGATTAGTTTTGACAAGGCACAAGGTAAGTTCAAGTGCGCCATCAACGGTCAGAAGTTCACGACGACCAAACAGCAGTACATCGAATACATGTACAAACAAATCACTGGCCAGAAGGCTACATTCAAGCAGATCGAAGCCATGCAGAAGGCAGCACCTTCTGAGAAGTTTGGCATCAACGAGCGTTTTGGTTTCGTGGAGAAGATCGTAGGCATGGTCGCCACCGGTGTCCAGCCATCGACTATCATTACCGGTCAGGGTGGGTTGGGTAAGACCTACACAGTGATGAAGACCCTTCAAGCTCATGGTCTCCGTGACTACAATGAAGTGGTTCAGAAGTTGCCTGTGGGCGCCACCATCCCTATGAAGACCTTATACGTCACTGTCAAAGGCTACTCAACCCCTAAAGGTTTGTACCGTACATTGTTTGAGAACCAGAACGCGACGATCGTGTTCGATGACTGTGATTCCATCCTCAAGGACCCTGTGGCCCTGAACTTGTTGAAAGGTGCATTGGATTCCTACGGCAAGCGTATCATCAGCTGGAACGCAGAATCCTTTGGTAAGGACGACGACCTACCACGCAGCTTCGAGTTCAAAGGTCGTGTTGTGTTCATCTCTAACATGGACCAAGACAAGATCGACCAAGCTATCCGTAGCCGTTCAATGATGATCGACTTGTCCATGACAGATGACCAGAAGATCGACCGTATGGAACACATCGCTGCCTCAGACGAGTTCATGCCTGAGTACACCATGGAGATCAAGCAGGATGCACTCGACTTGATCCGTGCTGTTAAGGACGATGCTAAGGAGATTAGCCTCCGTACACTCATCAGCGTTGCTAAGATCCGCGCTGCTAACCCACATGATTATAAGGATTTGGCTACTTATGTCCTCACTAACTAAAAAGCAAAGAAACGAACAGCTAGCAGCCGAGCTGCTATCCCAGATTGAAGAGCTGGTGGACGACTTCATCAGGGACAACTTAGACCAGGACCTGGAGATGGACGACCTGGTTGACCAGCACGAGTACATCAGTAAGTATATCCAGAGACACATGTTCAGGACACCACTATGAGCGGATACAGGTCTAAGAAGCATGCAGCTGCAGACAGACAGCGGATCATCTCCCTATGGGAGCAGAACGAGTTTGACCTGTTCATGCAGCAGATCAGACTATATGCCTCTGTTGGTATGTCCATCCCTACCATAGCAGCAACCCTTAACACCACCGAAGCCGTCATCACACAGGTATTAAAGGATGGATGAGGACATACAACGCCTACACTGGTCGGTCTATATCTGTATCACATTGGTCCTGTTGGTCACACTCATAGATGCACAGCATGATCTATACAGATGGATGCATCCAGTCAGGGTTCATAAGGTGTACCAGCCACCAGTAGATCAGACCAAGTGGGACTATAGTTGGAAAAGCAGTATAGTAGAGATTAAGGAATAGCAGTACCCCTATAAGGTACCCTTTATTAAGGTTCCATATTAGTAGGAGACCATCTATTGGTTACCCTTTCGGTTCAGCCGTATGCATCCGTTACCTAATTCCTAGAAGGACTTCAGGCCTTCAGTCCTGGAAAATCCCCCGGGCATGCAGAATTTTACCCAGGTTGTGTCTCAGAAAAATTCCCCCTGGGTGGTGCTGCTATCCCTTAGATGATACCGTACAACCTTCACATTGATCCCCTTAGGTTGTTGTATTCTATTGTTAGCAGGATAATGTAACGCATTATCTGCAGGATGCATCAGTATTGCCGATAATGGTTAACAGAGTATCCACAGTATTATAGTATTGGTCAGTGTATTAACCAGTTTACAGCAGAGTATTTTTATGGTATAATAGATGTATATGGAAAAATTTCGTGAGCCGGCTATCTGCCTGGTAATATAAGGAGCGTCGTTATGTTTAGTTGTGGTATGTTTAGGGCTGGGGGTAAGAAAGAGAAGAAGAAGGAAGTCGTGCCTCCTTTTCCTGGCGGGACTTTTGTCTACCCTGATTCTTGGTATAAAGCATGGAATAAAGATCTATTAGCTAATGGTTGGACTAAGAAAGATTTAAAACGTGGGTGGAGATGGGTGAAATAATAAGGAGCGCGCGTATGGATAAGTACTTGAAGTGGTTAGTTTTTGTGGTGCCCGGGATCCTTGCCTGGAATGATAGTCCGATCTTGGCTTTCTTGGCATTATGGATCATATTAGATTATTGGAGCGTATTTAAATGAAATTTTTAGATGTTTTATGGTTTAGTGGTGGGAGTACCGTAGGGATCGTTAGGTGTGAGGTAGAGTATGAAGGTATCAAGTACTATATCGGCGCGGCTAACTCTGGCCTGGAGGGTACTGACATCGAGTATATCATGGCCTATGGGGCGAGTTTCCCAAATAATATAGGTGATATGTTATTCGGGGTATAAAAAAAGGGGAGCGAAAGCTCCCCGATCTTCTTATGCCTAATATTATTAGTGGCCGAAGGCGTTCTGCCATCCTCGTGCAAACATGTCTTCCATGTCTTGTACTTTAGACTTAGCAGAGATGAGTGCAGTGTTACCATTATTGATGATCGTCTGACCAGCATTGACCACACCTTGGACCGCTTGTTGTCCAGCAGCTACAGCTTGGTTTACCATCTGTGTGCCCTTCTCAGCAGTATTCTCTACCGTGGCGGCCGCGAGGGCTGTGCCTGTCTTAGGATCGAGGCCAGCAAATTCATACACAGAATCTGGGATTGCCTTAGATGCGATCTTCTCAGCTAGGCTTCCTTGTGGGTTTGGAAGCGCTGACTTAAGGATACCTTTCAAGAGGTTCTTAGCCATATCACCAAGTTTTCCCACTGCCTCGCCCAATGAGTCCATCGCTTTGCCTGGGTTTTTAAATAGGTCGATCACCCATCGTACTAACCCCTCAACCATGTCATAGAAACCACCGACTACCTTTGTGATTAGGTCAGAGAATGAGAAGCTATCAAGGATCTTAGCAGCCTTATCAAAGCCAAGTGCCTCGAGGATCCAGGATAGACCGTCCTTCAACAAGTCTAGTAAGCCACCGATCAAGCCATTCAATAGTCCGGTTAGAGCACCTTTCATGGCACCAAAGAACTTAGCGATGAAGTCACCCTCTGTCTTGTCCCAGCCATCGAGTGCACCCTTCACAGTATCCCATATTGACATGATGATCTGTAATGGGTATGCTATCTTACCAAGGATAGAACCAAATGCTTTGAAGAACTTGGTGATCGGGGAGAAGAACTCGAGGGATTTTAAGATATCACTGAAGAACCCGCCACCACCTGAGAATAACTTGGTGATCGGCTTAGATATCATTGCGAAGATATCCTTGATAGATTGCCATAGGATCTTAAACTCTGGTAATAACTCTTCCCAGTTAAAGAACGCCTTTAGACCTTTTACTACCTTACCAAAGAATTCAGAGATAGTAGCGATAAGCTTGTTCTCACCAAAGAAACCTTTAATCCAGTTCCAGGCTTTTGCAAACCCTTCTCCGACTAAGTTCTTGATGAACATCCAACCTTCTTCCATGGTCGTGAAGATCTTCGTGACTAAGACGTCTAACTTGAGTGACTTAGCTACTTTTCCCCAGAACCTCATAAAACCTTGTACATAGTTCTTAACGAATGCCATTCCACCCATGACTAAGCCAGCAATCAATGAACCTGCTAGACCGAGCCATGAAAAATCTCCATCTTTTTCCTTCTTCTCAGGTGCCTTTGGTTTCAAACCTCTGATGGCTTCGAGCAAGTCTTCATTGTACTTGTTCTGTTCACGAGCAGACTCAAGATCTTTCATGTGTTGACCAGTGATGATCTTCTCAATAGCAACTATGGAATCATGGATATCAACTATCACATTATTGATATTCTGCATAGCATAGCTCTCAACGAGGTTATCTTGTTGAGTCTCTTCTAGGATCTTGTTGGATTGCTGTACAGCAGTGATCAGCTCTTGTATATTAGAACCTGATGTGACGTACTTATTCTTAGCCATGTTTACTTAACCTTGTTAAACTGTTGGGATCTTTGGAGGAGCCACAACTGGTGGTACTTTTGGAACTGTTACTGCAGGTGTATCAGCACCGACAGATGGGATTGATGGAGTTGGGATTGAAGGAGTTGTTGCTCCTGCACCACCGTTATTTGCTCCACTTAATTTTTCTTGTGTTCTACCCCAAGCTGCAAGACCTAATACTGCACCCATAGCCATATGGAAAAGACCAGCACCTTGTAGTGTTAGTGGTTGCCATTGACGGAATGCATCGTTTGCTGCTTGTGTTTCCCAGAACTGGATTACTGCCCAAAGGATAGGAGCAAGTATGAAGTCAAACACACATACTGCCATATACATCCAACCCATGGCTGGACGCCATTTGGAATTCATCCAATCTTCTTTTTTCTTTTCGCTATCAGACATATCGTTATAATTTTTCTGTTCGTCTGCCATCTGTTACTCCTTAGTGGTATTTTTGATTTGCTTTCTTAATACGTTCGTTTTCTTCCTTAACATATTCAATCAACATAGCCACATATACTTCTCTCTCCCATGGTAACATCTCATTTAGTTCAGTCAAACTATACTTGTGATGCTGCATCATGATAAAGTTTCCTCGGAAATGGTTCTCCAAGGATTCATGTGAGAGAGCTATACGAAAAAAGCTTGGAGGCCCTCAATAACTAGATCGTTATGAGCTCCGCACTTTTCGCAATCAAAACTTGCATCATGCGACAATTTAGGAATACCCTCAAAAAATTCTTGGATCTTCTTAAATTGTTGCGAATTTAATGATTCTACAAACGCTTCTACTTCTTTCTTCTCTAAGTTAGCTGCTTCGTATACACCTTTATCATCAAATATTGCTTCGATACACGAATTGATGATAGCAAATGTGTTCTTAACTTCGCCTTCATTAGAGTTTAAGACTTTTGTCACGTCATCAGCTGTAGGGAACTTCATGATTACACCTACTTTATCTGTTAACATGATCTTACTATCCGTAACTTTATCTTGGTTGAGCTTTACGCTCTCCAAATTTATGGATAATTCGTTCTTTGTTCCACATGACTTGCATTCATAGCCAATTGCAGTAGTTTCACCGACTGACTTTGTACGCAATTTTAAGAACAATAGTTCAAGTTCAGCTGTTGGCAGTGTTTTTGCCTTCACATCGCCAAACGTACATGCTTCAATGATGTCTTGGACTGTCTTCATGATCATCTTTTGATCTTGAGACTCCATGGCCATCATCAATAACTTTTCTTCTTTGACCAAATATGGTCTATACTTCACCGTCTTCTTACTTAATGGTAGTTCCACTTCATAGGTCGGCGTGTTTAAAATAATAGGTAAAGACATAATATACTCCTGATAATAATGTTATAATCCAAATGTTCGGCCAACTGAGCCAAGTAGCACTTTTCCCTTCGATAGGATTGATTCTACGAAACCTTCTTCATTCCAATCTTCATAAGCAAACGTAATTTGTAGCTTTTGAGTCTGATTTTCGCCACTATTTGTTAGTTCATATGACGTTATAGTCGTTGGATACGCATTTCTGAGCGTAACTGTATAAACTGGAACGTCTCTTTGATCTAATTGTTGAATAATGATGTCAGTTGTATACTGAGAACGATACTTCATCGTCATTTTTGAGCGATCGAACATACTATTGAACCATTTTTCGAAATATTTTTTCATAAAATGATCATTTGTGATGTGAAAACTCATCTGGACATCATCATTGATGTAATTGTAAGGCGTTTTTACTGCCAATAAGTTAGTTTGGACTTCCGTGGTCGAAATTTGACGTCCAGGAAGCGTAACAGAGTCACAAAGTATAGAAATATCGCGTGGGTCGTTGATAAAAGGACTTGCAGTGCCTTGATTAAAGACTTTTGCGATCAAATTTTGTGGATCGAAGCTAATTAATGGTAAAGCCATATAAACTGCGAAACGGTTTGCTGGTGCAAGACCTCCTCGCTTAGATATGACTGATTTGAACTTATCGATTTCTGGCATTTTATGCTCTGTATCCTGTTATCATACGTTTAGACTCTCTCCAAACGTTTCTCTTGTTATCACCAATGAATTTTTCAGTTGGTAAGAATATTGCAATCTCCCATTCAGATGCTGGGACCATCATGATCCTAGAAGTCATCTGATTAAAGAGATAATGCTTAAAACATGGTCTAAAAGCTCTAAGTTTACTCATCGAAGTTAAGATGTTGTAATTAATCTTGAACTTAGTAGTCTCATCATACGCTTCATTATTAGTCGTGTCCATCAACCTATCTAAAAAGCGTGCTCTCAACGGTGGCGCTATGTAGTGTAAGTTGATACCATAAAACCCGCCTTGTGCAGGACCGACTGCTACAACTAAAGGAAAACGATCATAGTATGGTAAAGTCTCTGCATATTTTGCATCATATAAAAAATGATACATGAATCCTGGTCTAAATGTCGTCTTTTTGATGAAGTGAGGATCTTTAAGGAACTGCATCGCATTGACATTTCCTTTAAGAGACTTAACTTTTTCAGTAAACCATTTTTTAGACGAATTAGTACGTTCAGGGACAGTCATCCCATCACGAAGCTTGTCAAATAAACTTTTTGCTTTTGTTGCCATACTTCTATTTATGTAAGTAACCGGATGCCCATCGATTTAATCGTATCTTCTGTCCAAATAACGAATTGCCAATTACGATCTTTTGCATAGTCTGTAGCTGCTTTCCATTTACACTGATTTTTTACATAAGCGCGTGCTTCTTCCAAGTAACGCTTAGTCTGTCTACTTGGTTTCTTTGGAGGGAGAGTCTGAGATTTTGGCTTAATCTCTACTAGGAATGTACCTTGTGCAGTTGTATACTTTACATCAATAAAGTAACGATGCCATTTTTTGTCTAATGGGTAATAATAGTCAACAACGGTCTCTTCTGAAGACCATTTTAAGACTTGTGTGTTTTCGTCACACCATCTGAAAACTTGACGTTCCCACAGTGATCGATATACAACGTTTTTGAAGTCGCCGTCATATTTTGCTGGATTCTTAACTCTGTAAAAACCTTTGTATGTAGCCATATAAATAAGAGAGTCCGTATGTAAAAAGAATCATTCAAAAGGCATAGCATGGCAAACCCATTAAATGACATATCGTCTGCTTTTAGTAACGTCGAGTCATTCGTTAAGAATACTTTATCGACGTTAAACTTCATGAACCCGTTTGGTAGTCAAGCTCCTCAGCTTCGCTATCCAAAAGGAGACCTTCAAAAACATCAAAACGTTATTAAGTTTGAGGCTATCGCTCGTGTTAAGAAAAGCAGTGTATTAGATTTCAAAGTAGCCAAGTTTGCAGAGTCTGCACTTGGTTCAGTAACTTTATATATGCCTGCAGGAATAAGCGTTGCAGATACATTAAGCTATGATAATGCCGATACCGGTTTGGGTGGAGAACTCATGAAAGCGGGTGGTTCATCAGCTTCTCCAGGTGAATTCGTTGATACATTAAAAGGACAAGCAAAGGGAGTTGCACAAACAGCTGTTGCTGGTGGCACAGCAAAAGTTGCACAAAGTAAAGGTATGGTAGGTGGTGCTGCTACACAAGCTATCATCAATCGCGGTGAAGTTGTGAATCCGCATACACAGATGTTATTTAAGTCACCTTCGCTTCGTCAATTTCAATTTCAATTTAAGATGTTCCCTCGTACAAAGGCAGAAGCACAAGAGATTATTAAGATAGTACAATTTTTCCGAGTTGCTGCATATCCACAGCTTGGAACTGGAAGTGGTTCCGATCAAGTAAATATGTCCACATTTAAATTTCCGGACGTGTTTAAGGTTACGTTCTTAACTGGCAGTAAAGAAAATAAACACATGATTAAGATGATGGAATCGTATCTGACATCTGTTACAGTTAACTATAATTCAACAAGTCCTACATTCTATGAAGATGGTATGCCATCTGAGATTGATCTCTCATTGACTTTCCAAGAAAGCAAAGCACTAAACAGAGATCTAATCATTTCTGGAGGTTATTAATATGTCATACTTCTTCCAAGGTTTTCCAACCATGTTTTATGATATCATGGCGAATGGAAAACCAGTTGAAACGACTGACTTATTTAGAGCTGTTCGTATAAAAAATAGTATTCGTGACGATATCTTATTGTATAAGAGTTATCATATCCAAGACGGTGAAAGACCAGATCATGTATCATTAAAGCTTTATGGTACTACAGACTATTACTGGACTTTCTTCATGATTAATGAAAACTTAGTTAATACATTTGCAGATTGGCCATGTTCTCGCATAGAGATGGATAATAAGATCCGAGTAAAATATAGTGGACAAGTATTGCTCACAGATGAAAATATGTCTACTAAGTTTGTTAAAGGTGAAACTTTACAAGGTTTTATTTCTGGAGCGACTGCAACTATACTGCAAAAAGATACTGATAAAGGAGTAATTCGTTTACAATTAGGAAGTGTTGTCGGCGAGTTTAGATCTGGAGAACTTATAAAAGGCCTAACGTCTGGTCATACAATAACTATTAATTCACAGCGTGAATATAAAGATGCTCCTAATCATTTCGAAGCTCCTGACGGAAGTTGGGTTCAAAAGGGAACACCATTTTCTGTTCCAGTAAGTAATGATGAGCATGAAAGAATTTGGAATGAGTATAAGACAGACATTCGTGTCATCAAGCCAGAATATGTAAGTCAATTGGCTGATGAGTTTTTTAAAATTATTAATCCAGATGCTGCATAATGTCTTTAGGTAAATTTGACTATTCAGTTGAGTCGGTTCAACTTACATCATCTACTGGTGAAAAGTTAGAGATAAAAGATCTTGTAATATCAATTGATATCTACGAATCTTTAATGACTCCTTATATTAAAGTAGAGTTGGGCATTTCTGATGCAGCCAACTTACTTGAAACCGTGCCAATTCTAGGCCAAGAAAAAGTAGAACTAAGTATACTTGAAGGCACTAAGAAAATTAAGAAGACTTTCTATGTTGCTTCAGTAGCAAACTATATTCGTGGTAATAATCAGTCTTCTATGTACACTCTTAAGCTGATCACACCTGAACAAATGATGAATAGTTTAGTATTAGTATCACACGCCTATACTGGAAAAATATCTAAAGCTATTGATGATATTACTCGCGATTATCTAAAAGGTAAAGTTAAAACATTAGAAGAGACTACTGGTAATTATAAAGTAGTGATTCCAAATTGGAACCCATTCCAAGCTATTGATTGGTTAACGCGTAAAGCTATGGATGCAAAACAAACTCCTTTTGCATTCTATGAAACGTTTATCGATGGACACAAACTAGAGTCTTATACAACAATGTTCAATAAAAAGACTTATAATAAGTTTGTGCATAAAGGTGGTACAGCTGCAAAAGATGATGCAGGTCAATTACAAGCTTCTTATAATGTTGCTATCGAATATGATATAAGAGATTACTCTAACACATATAAGAATACTTTGCGCGGAACATTCGGTTCAGGCATGCATACTATTGATGTTGGCACTCGCACATATAAGCTATTGAAATATGATTATATAAAAGATTTTAGCAAGAAATCGCATTTAGATAAGACTCCATTTATTAATGAGAACTTTAAAGTGCAAGAAAAATCTATCAATCAATACGATTCAATACATCATGTCGTGAATAAGAATTCTCGCGCATGGGGTAAACAAGAATATAACAACTATAATAACGAAGCAGAATTTACAAAATTAGAGACAGATCCATACATCTATCAGCTTGGGCTAACTACACTAAATATGGTAGTTCGTGGTAGAACTGATCTAACTCCTGGAAAAGTTATTGAGTTTGAAGTAGATCGAGATAGACCTTCTATTCATGGTTCTACAAAAGACATTAACGAATATATCTCAGGCAAATATTTGGTTATGCATGTACATCATAAGATGGTAGACGGTAAGTATAGTATTATTATGGATGTTGTTAGAGATTCTCTTGGCAAGAAAGTTAAGAAGCGTGGATAAAATATGAAGAATTACATGAATTGGTTTACCGGTGTTGTAGAAGATCGCGATGATCCACAAGAAATGGGTCGTGTGCGCGTTCGCATATTTGGTCTACACACAGATGATATCTCTAAAATTAGAACAAGCGATTTACCTTGGGCACATACGATGATGCCTACAACTTCTGCTTCTATCTCTGGTTTGGGATGGTCGCCAACTGGTTTAGTTGAGGGTTCATGGGTTGTTGGTTTCTTTGCAGACGGAGATAGTTGTCAAGATCCTATCATCTTAGGTTCTATACATGGTTATCCAACACAAAACGTAAATGAACGTAATGCTTTTAAAGATTTTAATGGTAACTATCCTCGTTGGTATAATGAAACTGATGTAAGTAAAGTAGCGAGAAATGAATGGAAAGATCATGTGTCTTATTATTCTCGCTATCAAGAGCAGATTAAAGGGATTGAGAAATCTACAAAACCTTACATTCCTACAGTTGTAAGTGATTCACAAGAAGAAACCAGGGGCACATGGGAAGAGCCAGAACCACGTCGTGGAGTTAGAGGAACATATCCATTCGTCCACACGTTTGAGAGTGAAACAGGCATCATCCGTGAGATCGATGATTCTGAAAATAACTCGCGAATTGTTGAGCATCATCCTGCAGGTACATTCTACGAGATATTTCCAGACGGAGATAAAGTAACTAAAGTTTCTGGTGAAAATTATACGATAGTTGTTTACGATGATAACATCTTAATTCGTGGTACACAAAACATTACGATTGAAGGCGATCAGCGTGTTTTAGTTAAAGGCGATTATGTGATGGAAGTTATGGGTGACTATAACTTAAAAGTCCATGGTAATCGGTATACTAAGATATCACAAAATGATGCAATTGAAACCGTTGGTAACTTTAACTTAAACGTTAAAGAAGATTTCTTGACTCGTGTCGGTAAGAATCAAACGTTGTTAATAGATGTCAATAAGACAGAGACAATTGGTGGAACATCATCATTGATGGTAACAGGAAAAGTAGATAATGTGTTCTTAGATACTATGAGCACATTCTCAAATGGTGCACAATCAGTATCAACAAATTCAACTCAACGATTCCTATCAAAAGATGGTTTAGAGTTTGGTTCTGAAGCAGATTGGAATCTTAAGTGTAATGCAAATATGACTATCACTACAGTGGGTACATTAGGCATTAATACTGGTAGCACATTTACAACTACTAGCAGCGGCAACTATAAAGTTACTGCTCCTAAGATTGATTTAAACTAAGGATAAACTATGGCATCTCCATGCGGAATTAATGCAGCCTTAGATGAAGCAAAGGCTGGAATAGACAGCTTAAAAGAAAAGATCGCTACAGGTTTAAATGGTATTGGCGACATTGGTTCTATCGCTGATACCATTAAAAATAAGTTGCAAGAGGTAAATGTGCCTCAAATCCCTTCGATTAATTTGAAGGAAGAACTTATTAATCTTCCAAATTTAAGCGCTGATGAATATTCTGCAAAAGTTGCAGAATTAAAAGCCAAATTCGGTACAGCTGTTCCAGATTTAGATGCTATCATTGCAAAGATCCCTAAACCTGCTGGATTAAATGCACAAGGCAATAAAGATATCTTTGCACAACTTAATGATGCATTAGGTAACGTTGGCGCAGCTTTCCAAAATGTACAACAGAAAATATCAGAGACATCTTTAGAATCTATTACAGCTAATATTTGTAATGAAAAGAAAATAGATCCTGTAACTAAGAAAGAAGTTCCTGTAGTTCCAAACGTTGAAGTACAAGCTAAGACTACTACAGATTCGAACGGTAATGTGATGGTGGTGACTGATACGACTGGTGCTCCAGTTTATGATACTCCAAAACCTAAACCAACTCCTCCTGTAACTCCTAAAAAAGATCCTGTTATAGAGACAAAACCATCAACTCCTCCGTCTTCAGGATTTACATTTCAATTTACAAAAGATAAGTTAATCAAAGCTGGAGGATCTGCTGCCGGTGAATGGTATGATTATTTGAATACTACATTGCCAAAGTATAATATTACTACTCCTGAACGAGTAGCAGCCTTTGTTGGTAATGTAGGAGTTGAAACAAGTTGGAAAAATATTGAAGAGACCGTTAAGTATAGTGCAGAATTTTTATTTAACAAGTTAAATCCAGGAAATAAACGTTTTGCTACACTTGATGACGCAAAAATTGCTGTTTCTAAGGGTGCAGAATACGTTGCGAATATCATCTATATGGTAGAACGCAAATTATTAGATCCAGAACCAGGAGATGGTTGGAAATATCGTGGTAGAGGTTTAAAACAACTTACATTTAAAGACAATTACTTAAGAGCATCAAAAGCTTTCTTTGGTGATGATCGTCTAGTAAAAAATCCAGATTTAGTTGTAACAGATAAGAACATTGCTGTTGAGACTGGAGCTTGGTATTTTAAAACTAAGAATATTTCAGACTATGCTGATAAGAAAGCTTGGGGTGAATGCGGAGCTTTAGTTAATGCAGGAAAACCAAATGCAGATCCAGCTAAAGTTATAGATTATGAAAAGCGTGTTAAATTTACTGAAAAAGCCTATAGCGTATTCTCGGCATAATAAATAGAACCATGCGATCACAAAATCTATCAGATAAACCACTAGGTATAAATTCACCATCGTCTCCTGCGCCTATGCGCACACTATCATATGGTGGTAGAGAATCAACGTATTCAGATTTAGACCTACTGTTTAGACCAAATCCAGTCACTGGAGATATCAACCCGCTTAGAGATACTGAAGCAGTTAAAAAATCTGTGGTCAACTTAGTGCTAACTAATTTCAATGAAAGACCATTCCAACCAGAAATTGGCTCTGGAGTTCGTGGTCTATTATTTGAACCAGCTGATGATATTACTATTCATGGTATTGAAGAAGCAGTACGTCGTGTTATAACCAACTTTGAACCAAGAGTTCGTATCTTAGAAATAGATTCAGAATTCTTTGAGGATCAAAATGCTTACAGACTTACATTAGAGTTTCAAGTAGTATCTACAGGCCAAGTAGCAACAACAACTATTGTATTAGAGAGAATAAGATAATATGGCACTTAAGGTAACCGAACTAGACTTTTTCCAAATTAAGGAAAATCTAAAATCCCACATGAAGGGTCTACAAGCTTCAGGCAAGTTTACTGACTATGACTTTGAAGGTTCTGGCATGGCCGTGCTTATAGATCTTCTAGCTTATAACACTCATTATAATGCTATGAATGCAAACATGGCTATTAATGAGGTTTTCCTTGATTCTGCTGATCGCCGTCAAAACATAGTTTCACACGCAAAATTACTAGGTTATATCCCTCGTTCAAAGACTTCTTCGTTTGCAACTGTCGATATTACTGTTAATTCTCCTACAGGTTCTCCTTCTCGTTTAACGCTAGATCGTGGAACACAATTTACGACTACTATTAATGATAAGCAATACGTGTTTACAGCATTAGAAGCAAAGACGATTGCTCCAGTTTCTGGAGTTTACACATTTTCAAATGTGACGATTAATCAAGGTATCTTAAAAACAATTCAATATACAGTTGATAACTTTGACACACACCAATATTATGAAATACCAGATCTAAACTGTGATAGACAAACCATTGTAGTCAAAGTTAAAGAAAACGAATCAGCAACATCATATGATGTGTTTACACTCGCTAAAGACTTTACTAAATTAAATTCTACATCTAAAGCTTATTATTTACAAGAAGCTGTTTCAGAAAGATTCGAAATCTATTTTGGTGATGGTATAACATCATTAAAGTTAGATGCAGGTAATGTTGTTATTATCGAGTGGTTGTCAACAGATGCAGCAGAAGGTAATGGAGCAACTGTATTCGCTCTAAATGGAAATATTCAAGGTAATACTAATGCAACAATTGCAACATTAACAAAATCAGATTCTGGTTCAGATCGCGAATCTAAAGATTCTATCAAGTTTAATGCACCATTAACATATATTGCACAAAACAGAGTTGTTACACCAGATGATTATCGTGCAGCTATCTTAGAAAACTATGCAAACGTAGAATCTATCACTGTTTGGGGTGGAGAACAAAATGATCCACCGCAATATGGTAAAGCATATATCTCTATTAAACCAAAAGATGGTGAAGCATTAGATGATATTGAAAAGACAAAGATTAAAGATACAATCTTAAAGACGAGAAATATTGTTTCTATTACACCTGAGATCGTTGATCCAGAATACACATATATTAAATTGCAGGTTTACTACAAATATAATCCAGCTCTTACATCTTTGACAGCTGGAGAATTAAATCAATTAGTAACTGATACAATTTCCGCGTATAATACTTCAGACCTTCAACAGTTTGATGGTGTATTTAGACATTCTAAATTAACGCGATTAATTGATGCGTGTGATCCATCAATACTTAATAGCACTGTTCGTGTTTATATGACAAAACGTTTGGTTCCTATATTAAATACACCAAGACTTTATAATATCCAGTTTTCATCTCCTTTATACACTACACGTTCTAATGAAAAAGTTATAACATCTACTTCATTTACATATAATGGAATAGACACATATTTGCAAGATCGTGCACAAGTATTGGGTGCAAGTGATCCACATAGCGACGTTGGTGGAACTCATACATTAGAGATGTATAAGATCTTAAATAATAATAAGATTACAACTGAATCAGACGTTGGTTATATTATTGCAAATCAAGGTTTAGTTGTATTATCTAAGTTTGCGCCTTCTGCTATTGCTGGAGATTATATTACATTTACAGCAATACCAAATTCAAATGACATTGCTCCTAAACGCAATCAATTAATTAAGATTGTAATGGATGACGTGACTGTAACGGGCGAGATCGATACTATTGCAACTGGTGGTACTCCAGCTGGTATCGGTTATACTACAACTTCTCGTCACGAATCTGATTAAAAATGCCATATACCGTATTAACCGATAGATTAGGTACAACGTTACCAGATTTTTACACATTAGACGGTGTAGTACCTGAGCATCTGCGTGAGAATGCGCGCTTCATGGAATTCATGGAAGCGTATTTAGAGTGGCAACAACAAACTGTTTATTCTCCAGCAAATATCATCAATAAACTAGTTGATATTAAGAATATCGATAACGTTGCTGAAGAATTTATACCGTATATCCAGCGTTCTATCGCTAGTCCAATTCCAGATGTTGCTGGTGTAGATCGTCGTAAACTATATAAACAGATCGTAGATCTTTATTTGGCTAAAGGTTCTTTGCCATCATATGAAGCTCTATTTAATATATTGTTCCAAGATCAGATCGAACTTTATTTCCCTCGTGTGGATATGCTTAGACCATCTTCTGGTAATTGGAATAACACCGATGGAAGATACTTAGATAATAATGGTTTCTTATCAGATCGTAAATATTTGCAGGATAGTTATTACTATCAAGACTATTCATATGTTATTAAGACTAGTAAGACATATGAACTTTGGAAAGATATTGTAACAAAGGTGCTACATCCGGCCGGATTTATATTCTTCGGCGAGATTAAGATTGTTTCAATCCCTTTTAATAAAAAATTAAAATTTCCAAGATTGCAACCGGGTTCTATTGCTGCTGAAGCTGCTACTAGACCTATAATTGCAGATTTAGTATCTTCTCCAATGTCTATCGCATTGGTATACAGAGATCTGTTGGGTAATTATAATCTTGGTGCATTGTTATCTAAGGCTTCTATCCCGCTTGGCCCAACATTTAAACATTTTGATCAATATAAATTTACATTATTAGATTTTGCTTCTAAATATGACGACGTTGTATTAGAAGGACCATGCTTAGGATTGAAGACAAATATTATGCCTTCAGTTAACCAAGCACAGTTAGATGAAGGTTATGCTAATACAACTATCTTATTAGCTAGCTTCTTATATACTCAACCAGCAGATCTAGGCTCTGGAGCATATAATGAAACAATTGATTTAACCGATCCAATAACAGAAGGAACAACTGTTGTAGTTGATCTCTCGTGATATAAATAGAAACATATATTCCTTAAGGACTTAAAAAACCATGTCTGCAATTATTACTACAAAGTTTCGTTATCAAAATGCCAATACCTTGGTTCAAGGGTTAAATGGTACTTTAGACGACGTCTATTACCTATTCATTGGCCGTTCATTCGCATGGACTTCTGATAGTAGCCCGCCAACCCCAGATGATTCTCAGTATCATGAGTATGATGCTCAGCAAAATATCTTAGCGCTGAAGAAGTTGGCTGCTACCAACGTTACTCGTGCAATTCCACGCTATAACTGGATTTCTGGTTCTACATATTCAGAATACGATGATAGGGATAGTGCATTAAGCACAAAACAATACTTTGTGGTTACAGACGAATTGAGCGTTTATAAATGTATTAAAGCTGGTTCTGGTGGTTCTTCAATCAAACCAACCGGTTCATCGACTTCTATTGGATCTGTACTAGCAGACGGTTATCAATGGAAGTATATGTACACATTATCTGGTTCAGACGTTGCTAAGTTCAACACTGCATCGTTTATTGCAGTTAAAACTTTAGAGACCGATGATGATTCAGTCCAATGGGATGTTCAACAAGCAGCTTTACCGGGTGCTATTCATCGTATTAAAATTACGAGCGGCGGCTCAGGTTATACTACTAAGCCAACAGTAACTATTACTGGTGATGGCGAAGGTTGCACAGTTATTGCAGCAGACGTAACAATTTCTGGCGGTGCGGTAACAGAGATCTTAGTTAATTCAGCACGTTGCGGTCATGGATATAGTAATGCAACTGTAAGTTTGAGCGGAGGTACTTCAGGCACTCCAGCTACAGCTCGTGCTGTTATCTCCCCTCCAGGTGGCCACGGTGCTGACGCCGTAGGCGAACTAGGTTCTTTTTATGTGATGGTTGACGTTCAACTTGTTGCAGATGAAGGTTCAGGAGATTTCTTAGTTGACAACGATTTCCGTCAAATCGGTCTAGTTGCAAATCCATATGAAACAGATAGCGGTTCGCTTTCCTTGTTAGGAAAATGGGTTACTGGCACAGAATATGTTACTGGTGATACAGTATATGTTGATGGAATGTCTTATGTAGCAAACAATGATCATACAGCTGCGGCAACATTCGCAGCTGATTTACCTGTATATTGGGATCCAGCAACAGTAGCCAACTCAGCTACATTAAATGCATTAACTACTATTACATATTCTGGTTTAGTTGGTACTTTAGCCAAAGACCAGAACGTAACAGGCTCAACATCTACTGCGGTGGGTTATGTAGATAGTATTGACACAGGTGATTTAACTATTAAGTTTCATCAGAACTCTACCACAGGATATAAATCATTTGAAGTTGGCGAAACTATTACTATAGGAACTGCTACAGCAACAATCGATTCTATCACAGCTCCAGAATATGTTCCAGTGTCAGGTAAATTAGTTTACGTTGAGAATTTATCACCTGTAAATAGAAATATCAGCCAAACAGAAGATATTAAACTAGTATTAGAACTATAAATTAAATTAAGGCTTTTAAAATATGTCATTAAAGATCTTTTCTCAACCGCCATATTATGATGATTATGATGAGACTAAGAAATACCTTCGAGTATTATTTAGACCTGGTGTCTCTTTACAAGTAAGAGAATTAAACCAACTTCAAACTTATTTACAATCTCAAGTTGAACGTGTAGGTTTACATCTTTTCAAAGAAGGTGCCATGGTTATTCCTGGTCAATCTTCTGTTGATACAGATGTGACATATTTAAAGATAGAATCTGAAACTAATGCGATTGATGTTAATACAATCGTGTCTGATCTAGTTGGTGCTACTATCACTGGTCAAACTTCTGGAGTTACTGCGCGCGTATCTAAAGTTGTAGCAGAAGAAGCAAATGCTACTAATCCTTTAGTTACTGATGCTATTACATTATTCATTCGTTATACATCTTCTGGTGATGATAACACAACCAAAGTATTCACTGCTGGTGAAACACTAGTTGCTTCTGCAGATACTACAATTAGTGGTCTTGAGAGAACAGTACAGATTAAGACTGGTTCTGGTGTAATTGGTAAGAGTGCTCTTGCAGCCATTGAACAAGGTATCTACTTTATTAAAGGGCAATTCGCTCTTGTAGAATCACAAACAATTGTACTAGAAAAATATTCAAACACTCCAACATATAGAGTTGGTTTAAGTGTTGCAGAAAACATCATCGATTCAAATGATGATAACACACTCAATGATAATGCCAATGGAGTTCCTAATGAGAATGCTCCTGGAGCACATCGTTATCAAATCGTTCTAACACTATCAAAACTTGCAGTTGATTCAGTATCTGACTCAAACTTTATTGAGCTTATTCGAGTTACTGATGGTATATTACAGTCTAAAGTTAGCGAGACAGAATATTCTATACTAGCTAAGACTCTAGCTCGTCGTACATATGATGAATCTGGGCACTATACTGTTTCTCCATTTAAAGTAGCTGTACGTGAACACCGCAATAATGATCGTGGAGAATGGACAGGCCCAGGTACAGCATATAGACTTGGAGATATAGTAACTTCTGGCGGTAATTATTTTGTGGCTCTTAAGACAGGTTTATCTGGTGCAGTAGAACCTTCTACTTCATTTGATGCAACAGATCCATATCAAAACGTCAATGATGGTATTATTGATTGGAACTATACAACAAATCCGGCATTTAATCGAGGTTATTTAACTCCTGAAAAGGGTGGTGACGATGATGCTGTAGCAGTAGCTATCGAACCAGGTAAAGCATATGTTCAAGGTTATGAGATCGAGAAGATCGCAACAGAATATGTAAAAGTTCCTAAAGCAAGAACATACGATCGTATCTCTGGTGATGCTATCCCAGTTTCATACGGTAACTATATGTACTTAAATAATGTACATGGTTTAGTTGATTGTTCAACATTCCCTAAAGTTTCTCTATATAATAGATTAACTCCTTCATCAAATCCACAAGCTGCTGGTTCTGGTACTTTAGTTGGTTATGCTCGCCTTCGTGGATTTGAATTTGATTCTGGTACTCCAGGAACAAGCACTGGTGTTTATAAAGCATACATCTTTGATGTAGAGATGTTATCTGGTTATACATTTGAAAGAGATGTTAAACAAGTATTCTATGATACTGGTACAACAAAAACAAATATTGCAGCTGATGTTTATGGAACATACACAACGCTTTCTGGATTTATTAGTGGCTCTAGCACAACAGTGACTGGTGCTTCTGGTTCTGCATTTACTACTCAACTAAAAGTTAATGATTATATCAGAACTGTAAATTCAACCGGTGCATATGAATTCCGTCGTGTTACTGCTATAGCATCTAATTCTTCATTGACGATAGATTCAGCTTTTAGTGGAACAGTTTCAGGTGCAGTATATTCGCGAGTTGGTACAGGCGTAAATGATTCTGGTGGTTTACCATTATTATTCCCACTAGCATATTCATTCATTCGTAATACACGCGGTGGTACTGGTGATAATGAACAATTAAACACTTATACAACTACTCAAAGATTTGATAGCTCTACTGGTTCAGGTGTTACATCATTAACATTCTCAGTTGGTTCTGCTACAGGATCAACTACTACTGGTGCAGAATTTAACCCATCAGCACAATCAAGCGATTATATTTTAGTTAATAGAACTGATGGCACAATTGATGCTCCAACTAATATTACATTACAGAATAACGGCGTTGACGTTTTACTTACAGGCTTAACAGCAAGTAAATCATATAGCTTATTTGCTCCAGTGCGTAAGACTGGTTCTTCTGCACAAGAGAAGAAGAAAACACTCGTTGATAATGCAACAGCAGACTTTACAAGTTCAGCCGCTGTTACTCCTTTAACACTTTCTCTAGCTAAAGCAGATGGTTATAGAATCGTAACTATTAGAATGGCTCAAGCTGGTACATGGACAGCGTCGTCTAATCCAGCAACTACTACAGATATTACTTCTTGGTATACATTTGATAATGGCCAGCGTGATACTCACTATGATGTTGCGACTATTACTCGTAAAGATGGTTATCCAGTTCCAACTGGTGCAGTTCGTGTAATCTTCGATTACTTCGATCATAGTACTGGTACTGCCGGTGATTACTTCACAGTTAATTCATATACTGGTGAAGTTCCATATAATAAGATTCCATACTACATCTCTTCAACAGGTGTTGTAGCTCTTTCAGATGTGATGGACTTCCGTCCACGTATTGGCAATGCTGGTACGTTATTCAGTGGTACTGGCGCTTCTCGCTCAGAGCTTCCAAAAATTGGTTTTGAAACTTCAACAAGCTATTCATACTACTTACCACGTTCAGATAAGTTAGCTCTTAATATTGATGGTACATTCTTTACAGCAGATGGTGTTCCAAGCTTGAATCCTGAAGAACCAAAAGATCCTAACTTGGGCATGCTTATTGCAAAGTTACATATCTCTGCTTATACAATGTTCCCATCTCAAGGTTCTATCCAAATTGAAACTATCGATACTAAACGTTATACTATGCGAGACATTGGTAAGTTAGATAAGCGTATTGAAAACCTTGAATACTATACAGCGTTGTCTTTATTAGAACAAGAAACTAAATCATTAACAATTCAAGATGAACTTGGATTAGATAGATTTAAGAATGGTTTCATTGTAGATAGCTTCAAAGGTACAGATCTAGGAGATACTGGATCTGTAGATTATCGTTGTGCTATTGATATGACAGCACAAGAATTACGTCCGTTCTACACAATGAGTAACGTAAATCTATTAGAGACAAATCAATTAGATGAAGATCGTACAACTGACGGGTATGCATTGACTGGTGATATCATCACATTGCCGTATACACATCGTATATTAGTTGATCAGCCTTTCTCTTCTCGCACTGAGAACGTCAACCCATTTGCTATCTTTACATTCTTAGGTAGCGTGAACCTTAACCCGCCTTCAGATGAGTGGTTTGAAGTAAACCGTCGTCCAGACATTGTAAACAATGTGGAAGGCAACTTCACAGCTGTACAAACCGCGCTTGAAGCAACAGGTGCATTAGGTACTGTTTGGGGTGCATGGGAAACTAATTGGGTTGGTCAAACTCGTAATATCGATCGTTTGGTTGTTACTCGTGGATTCGACAGCAAAGATTATGGTTTAGGTGCAGGTCGTTGGTCAGATCGTCACACATTTACACAAGCTGAATTACAAGCTATTGGTGGTGATGCAACTTCATTTGGTAATGGAGCTGCTGGTGCTCGTGTACTTACATTCCAAACACAAGCTACTACACTTGGACAATCTCGTACAGGTATTCAAACATCCATTACTGCTAAGACAGATTATCAAGTTGTTGAAGATAAAGTTCTTCAATCTGCATTAATCCCCTATATTCGTTCGCGTGAACTACTGTTTGTATGTAAAGGTTTAAAACCAAATACATTGTTACATCCTTTCTTTGATGATACAGACATTGACTTATTTGTAACTCCAGCTACAAAAGTTAATATTACTGCTGGTAATGGTACACCATTTATTACTGATACCAACGTGGGAGGTGCAGCTGAAGAGTTTGCTCGTCAAGTTAATGGTAAAGCTGAAATGTCATACAACAAAGGTGATGTTGTATACGTTAAGCAGCGTGGTAGTACAACTTATAACACACAAGCTATATCTCCAGCTACTGGCATTGCAGTTTTAACAGAAAAATCTTCTGAACAACCATACGCAGAAGCCGTTTACTTATTAAATATTAAAGGCGCTTTCCAAGATGGAGATATCATAAAGGGTTCAATCTCTGGTGCTGAATATACAATCAATGGAAGTGTAGTAGTTGCAACTACTGCTAGCGATTTAATAACAAACTTTAATGGTTCTGTTGCTGGTGTATTCTCTATTCCAAATACAGATTCTATTCGTTTCCGCACTGGTATACGTGATTTTAAATTAACTGATAGCGCAACTGGTTCTCTTGACTTTACAACCCAAGGTCGTTCACAATATCGTGCACAGGGTATTTTAGAAACTAAGCAAAAGACCATCAACGCCGTTAGAAATGCTGAGATAACAACACAAGCCGTTGGCCAAACAAGACAAACAGAAGTTTATTCAGACGAACGTTTAACGCGTGATACTGGTTGGTATGATCCTCTTGCACAAACATTCTTGGTACAATCTAACGGCGGTTCATTCATTACTAAAGTAGATGTATTCTTTGCAACTAAAGATATCGGCATTCCTGTGACACTTCAAATTCGCGAAGTTGTAAACGGTTATCCAGGTCAACGTGTTCTTCCATTCTCTCGTGTTACATTAACACCAGATAAAGTTAATGTGGATCCATCAGGAATTGAACCAGTTGCAACTACATTCACATTTGCGTCGCCTGTTTACTTACAAGATGCTACTGAATATTGTATAGTATTATTATCAGACTCTAACGCATATAGAGTTTGGATTGCACAGCTTGGTGAGAAGAATATCGGTACAGATCGTTTCATCTCTGAGCAACCTTACGCTGGCGTTCTATTTAAATCACAAAATGCTTCTACATGGACAGCCAACCAAGAACAAGACTTGAAGTTTACAATATATGCTGCAGAGTTTGATATTACAAAGACTCCAGCAGTTAATTTTAATAATGAACCATTACCTCCAATCGTATTAGAAGGAGATCCATTCCAAACCAAGAGCGGTTCTTCTATGGTTCGTGTATTTGCAAAGAACCATTCTATGCCAAATGGTTCATCAGTAATCATCTCTAACGTTGCAGCTGGAACATATAACGGCATAGTAACAACTTCATCAAGCGGTTTAAATGACACATTTACAGTTGTTGATACTGAGATTGATTCATTTGTAATCGACGTAGGTTCTAATGCTACCGCAAGCGGTTATGTAGGTGGTTCAGATGTTGTAGCAACTATAAACGTTGGTTATGATGCTGTTAACTTTATCGCTCAATCACAAACATTCTCTGAAACAACATTAGCGTTTGGTATGACTCCTATTAATCAGTCATACAATCCAGCTTCTACAGAGACATCATTAGTACCAAATATTACTACATACTTTGATACACCAAATATTATTGCTTCACAAACAAATGAAAACTTGTCTGCTTTGTCTGGAGATAAATCATTAAATGTTGTAGCTCGTCTAACCTCTGAGAACAAGAACTTGTCTCCAGTTATTGATACATCACGTATGTCGTTGACTACTATCAATAATAAGATTGATACTTACACATATTCTACTAAGAACAATGTGGATATTGATTATAAGACTGTGATGACTGCAACTACGGGTGTAACATATTCTGGTAGTGTAATTAGCATTCCAAATACAAGTACATATCGCAGTGATGCAGCAAGTATCGGTGTTGGTAAGTATATTAGCATTAGTAATACATCATCTGGTACAAATAATACAACTGATCCTATCTTAGTGACTGCTGTGGCATCTGATGGTTCAACTATTACTTGTGACCACACATTTACAACTCAATCATCTACTGCAACTACTATCACAATGTTAGATAACTTTGTATCAGAGATTGCTCCTGTGGGTGGTTCAGGTGAGTCTAAGTATATTACTCGAGTAGTTAACTTAGCTAACGAGTCTACATACTTAAGAATTATGTTTGGCGCTAATATTCCAGCAGTTACAGGTTCAGATATTGAAGTTTATTATAAGCTATTACCATCTGGTTCAACTACTGATATTACACAGTTTAATTTCGTTAAAGCTGAACCAACTGCAGCATTAACTAAGACATCTAGTCAAAATACATTTACTGATGTTACATATGAGATGAGTGACTTAGCAGCTTTTGATGCGGTTGTAGTTAAGATTGTGTTTAAGTCAGGTAATACTGCTCAAGTACCTCGTGTGAAAGATCTAAGGATTATTGCTTGTGCATAACGGTGAAGGTCTTATAAAAGTAGAGAATGAGTCTCGTTTATTTCGAGACCCAGTCTCTAAGAGCGTCATAAATAAAGATGACAGTGCTTATAATAAGTATTTGCAACAGCGTCAACGCTTGATTAAAACACAGGCTGATGTTGAAAAGAATACAAATGATATTAGTAATATCAAAGAAGAACTATGTGAAATTAAAGGGATGTTAGCTACCCTTGTTGCTAACATACAAAAATAGAGAGACATAAATGGCAGCCATTAACGTAACCTTACAAGATACATTTAACCAATGGAGATTAAAGAGCAATGAGCTTGGAGATTTCGTTGGCGATACAACCGGGCTTTTAACAGTTGGTGAAACACTAGTTGACGCTATCAACGAGGTTCGCGCAGCTGCTCCACTTGCAGGTGTTATTAGTACTAGCGGAAATGAATTTAAAGTTAACGTCGATTCAATTGACACAAATGAATTAGTATTGACTGCAGCTGGTAACTTATCAATTACCGGAGAGATGACAGCAACTAAGTTTAATGGTCCTGTAACTGGAGATGTGACTGGAAATTTAACAGGTAACGTTACAGGTAATGTAAGTGGAAATGCTGGTACAGCTACTAAGTTAGCGACAGGACGTACAATCAATGGCGCATCATTTGATGGTTCTGCAAATATTAGTTTCACGACTGATGCAACAGCTGAAGGTAGCACTAATCTTTATTTCACAAATGCACGTGCAAGATCTGCAGTAAGTGTTCCAACAAACGGCAACATCACATATAATTCTACGAATGGGCAATTTAGTTTAACTAACGCTAATGTTGTTGCAGCTCTTGGTTACACTCCATGGCACTCTGGTAATGATGGACTTGGTTCAGGTCTTGATGCAGACTTGTTAGATGGTTTTGCTTCTGCGACAGCAGCAACTGCAAATACAATTGCTTTGCGAGACGTAAATGGTGATATCACAACGAATGTATTCCGTGGTCGTGCAACTTCAGCATCATACGCTGACTTGGCAGAAAAATATACAACTGATAGAGAATATCCAGTTGGTACAGTTATGGTTGTTGCTATGGGAGGTGATTCAGAGTGCACTCAATCATTTGCACCAGGCCAAATCGCTGTCGGTGTTATCTCAGAAAACCCTGCATTCTTAATGAATAAGGATGCAGATGGTCAAGCTATAGCTCTTCGCGGCCGTGTACCTGTAAGAGTTATTGGCCCGATCTCTAAAGGTCAAACAGTAATTGCTTCCAATGATGGTAGAGCAATTTATGGTATGGTAAATCCAGTAGCTATCGCACTGGAGTCTAATATGGATTTTAATGAAAAACTAGTTGAGTGCGTGATACTATAATGACACACGAAGAAGTATTCTTTAATTTTGTCATTAAGCATGACATATTAACTCATCTTGTATTTGGTGACAAACCACAGGGACAACAAGTAATTGCTATTATTGGAAATGATGATACTGCAATACCATATATTGGAGATCTATTGAAGATTTCTAGTAATACAGTAATTGATCCTAATTGGGATGAAATTTATGAAAGCTTTCTTAATATAGATCATGATAAAGAATCTGTGGATTATATTCAATCGCTATTAGAATCTTATGATATCAATGAAACACAAACTTATATTGATGGTTTAGTTAAGAAGATGATCGAAATGGGCATTGTAGCAAATAAAGTGTATGTACGAATACCTCCTACAGCAGATAAATCTTTTTATGACGAAGTCATAGAGGCATAATATGGCACAAGATTCTCGTTCTCCTAAAGCTAATGTATTTCCAGATAATAGTCCAATAACTACATTAAGAAATAATATTCAATCTGGAAATGTAATAAGATTAGATGATATGAATTCATTAATCAATTTAACCAACAGCTGGTTAGGTCATTATCACACATATGACGACGCTTATCAACTTGCCACATATGGTAATAATGGAGATAGAAATAATTATTATGAAGACAAAAGCACATCAGCAGTAGCATCAATTGGTGCAATTCCAAATGTGACGAGTACTGATGAAGTCACTGCATTAATTCAGCAATATTTACAACAAAGAGTGGGTGTATTACGAATCCATTCTCATGAAATTAATGATCGTACAGCTTAACGTAGTAGAGCAGAGTCTTCTACGACTCTGCTAACTTTTTCTTTTAATTCATCAAAATATTCTTTTCCAGCATTTAGAGGTATTAAGCCTCTAGCAATAGCATCATACTTAAACGTTGTTAATTGAAGATCATGCTTTAATGCAACGGATGCAAATCTAACGCCAACATCTCGGCGCCATTTCCTAGATTTCATATCAAACGCAAAGAAATTACCAACCTGTCTAGTTGAGGTAATGTCATGCTCACTTATTAGCCAATCTAAAAACTCTTCGACAAGCGCGTGATTATCATAGTTGTTTTGTTCAAATAGATTCAGTGCTTCATTTGCAGCAGCAAGACCAACAATCGATCCACTATTTGTCCATCCATGCACTATCCATTCAGACTCTAATATCTCCCAAATATCTTTATGAATTCCTACAGCAGATAGAGGCACATATCCAGCGGTGATACTCTTCGATAGCACAATAAATGTTGGTGTAATTGGTAATGAATAATAATGGAATGCATCACCCGTTTTAAAGAAGCTAGATGCAGATTCGTCTAAGATTAGATGAATATCGTTTGCTACACAGAAATAACTTAACTCATCCCAGAAATCATAGTGACATTCAAACACACCAGATAAGTAAGTAAATGGTTCGATGACGATTGAACTAATCTTTGATACATCTAAACGCGCCAATTCATTTAGAGTTGCTTGACCATCATTTCCAAATGGCGATGATACTTTAATATTTTCTGGCCAATCTGGTAAGTGTTGTCCTAACCCACCAAGATCACTGATAGAACCAGTTAACCATGTAGACCCATGATACGATCCTTTAACTGTGACTATCTTTGTCTTATCACTCTTTTGTTTTAAACGTGTCATATAGGACAAACGCAATGCGGTCTCAATAGCATCTGAGCCAGAACTTCCAAAAAAGAACTTCTTATGTACGGGGAAATATTCTGCTAATCGTTGACTATACGTAACACCTATCTCAGCCAACATACCATTATTGTGCCTGCTGAATGGTAAAGTTTGGGAGGCGTTATAAATAGCATTGGATATTGAATGTTGAGAGTAACCCAGGTTGCAGTTTATATTACCGCATTGGGCATCTAGGATCCGCTGGCCAGACTTCGTAATCAAATGGAAGTCCTCAGCGGAACTGATGATTAGTGGTTCAAGATCCGAGTGATTTGTATACGGAAGAACATAATTATAATTAAACATGGAGATGTGATGAAACCTATAGTATTTTTTCAATGTGGTCAAACAAAAAGTACCCCATGGCTAGATGCTGTCCAAACATGGAATTCTGATTATGACAATAAAGGTTTTTGGATAAACCCAAAGGAACCACAATCTTATCTATATCACTTCGAAAAGAAAGAGAATAAGATTGTATTCAATAAGAATAATGGTTATATAGAAGATCCTGTTGACTTTGTACTTACTAAACAGTTTGTACAACCTGGTATGGACATGAATAAGTCTGTAACACGTGGAATTGCTGTAGATTTTATAATTGATTGGCTAGATAAAAATCAAGAAAAGTCGTTGGGCTTTGGAACTTTTATGAATGGTGGAACACACACTGATATTATTCAGAATAGTGTATTCTATACTAGAAACCCTTGGATGGGTGGACATCTTTATAATGTAGAGAAAGATGAATTTATAACCGAAGATTCAAATAAGCATATTAGTACTGTGACATGGTTTTATGCTTATAAGATGAAAGATGCTCCAATATATCTAGTAGTATTTAATCCTTCGGTATTAGTATTAGGCGATGATATAGAATTTGAAACAGATAAAGCCAGATTTCGAAATCTAGATGCGCATATGGGAGATTTTGCTACTCAGTTCTTAAAACCTAAGATGAGTAAGAATGCATATCCTCTTGAAGATAAGTGGTATGTAGTAAAGGGCAATGAGTTTGATATGGATATCGGTGCATTAGGTATTCTTAGACAAGCTTTAGATGAAAATATAGATCCAACATTAATAAAAATTGCATCTGACTTAAATATCGATAATTTGGGATCTAATAAATACAAAGCACGATTTAAAAATGGACAACAAAGCGGCTATATTAGTTTAAGACTAAATACTGGAAATACCATGGATTGGACATTTATTAATAGTGGAAACCGTTTAGTATACAACATTAAAGTTACTAAACATTACGAAGAGGTAAATTAAGATGGGTGTAGAAAATACAAGTGAATTCAGTAGTGGTTCATCGCTTGGATCAACAAAAAATGCAGGCGATACCATCTCTGCTGATACATTTAGACAAATGCTCGATGTGCTAGAATCTTTAGCATCTCACAGCCACATATTTTATGATGATTATAACACTGTCTGTGAATGTCAGTGTGCTTGCGCTTGTGGCCGTGGGACTGTATGAAGACTATTTGGTTAAAAACCGAAGCTCAAAGACAAAGACAAGAAGATCATAAAGCCTCAGTAGTTGAGACTGATGGTCAGTTTCAATTCCTTAGTGAGAAGATTATTACTCCTAAAGGATTGGACAAAATTAACAAGTTAATCTCTGTCGTTCCAAAGGAAGGCGAGACAATACTTAATATAAGCAATACAAAGTATCTGTTTAGTGAATTGAAACAGATGAACCTTATATTAACTAATGCATGTAATTTGTCATGTTCTTATTGTTATGAGCAGCACAAGAAAGACTTTGGTAGGTTTACCAATGAGTCTCTCTTAACTGCGTATAGATTCTTAAAAGATGCAAATACTAATCAAAAGAAAGTATTTCAATTCTTTGGCGGCGAACCGCTCATCCATAAAGATATCATCTTAGATTTCCTCCGTAAGAATACGACTGAATTAGAGGTTAACTCTCGTGGTGAAAGTAATACTGTCATCGGCATAGTAACTAACGGGTTATTATTAACTCAAGAGCTCGTTGATGAATATTTCTCGCACGACTTCACATATATGCTTATCTCGCTAGATACTGACAAGTCAGAGGTCGATCACAGAGAGATCGGTCAAGATAAGATAAACAAGCTCATGGATCAGATCCAAAACATCCCAGAAGAGCCCAAATTCCAAAAACGAGTAACTGTACGTTGTACACTTGCAAGAGAGAATGCACCATACTTTGCAGAGTTTGTTGATAACCTGTATGAGCGAGGAATTAGACGCTTAGTTGTTCATCCGCTTATATTAGATTCTGCACGTGGATTTATCCAATGGACAGAGCAGGAATGGAATACTCTGCATAAAGACATCCTTAACTCACTAGACAAGTATGAAGATTTGCAAATACACTTCAGTGAAGGTGTTGGTAAGAAAGGCGAAGAGAATTGCATGATCGGTTCTGATATGATCGCGATTGATGCAAGCGGTGACTTCTCTGGTTGCTACTTCTTCACAAACCAAAAAGGTGGTCCAACTGCTGATACTATCCTTGGAAATATTTTTAATGATACGATCTATATAGATCGATATAAGCATTTCCAAAAAGAATATGCTAAGATGTTCGAAGAGGAAGAGCAGTGCAAGACGTGCGACTATAAGAATGCATGTTATCAGTGTCCGGCTGGCAACTTAGATACTGGAACTCGTATGTTTAGACCAGACGACATGTGTCAAAAGATTGTTAAGCTATATGTTGACTTGCAAGAAGATATCGCTAAGAAACAATTTAAGATTAAGTACGATACTTTAGTTCGTGCTTTACACACTGAAGGATATGAACAGACATTCCTTAAAGCTATAAGCTACATGTTATTTTATTATGTTTATCAATATCATCCATCTCTGGACAAAGTTCATAATGATTTAGTGGCCAAATTTAAGACTCCACAAAGGATGCTTGGATTTTGGGCAGAAATCATGGAAGGTAAGCACAAACAATTAGAAACTGTTAAACCCGAAGATTTTTTAGATGGAGTTGAACATTTAATTGGAGATAAAGAAGTAAGTATTGATGACTTCTATTATGATGTATTGAAAAAACGAAACATGCCAACTGGTAGGGTCGTTAAGGTACAAAACCAAATGCAAGAAGTTTTCTTCTTAGCACTACTTCATGTATTGATATTGGCTTCGGAAGATCGAGCTCTAGATGATGCAATCAGCTATAAACTTCTACACTAAAAGAGATAAGCCTCTTAATAATGTTAAGATGCTTATCATTTACCTTGGGAACAAATGTAACTTTGATTGTGTTTATTGTGATCGCGGTTATATTGAATCTCTTGGTGGACAATCTTTAAACGGTAATACAACGCAATCTCTACAAGAGTTCTTCTTGTGGGCAGAACAGCAAGAAAATGTAGTTGAATGGGTATCTTTCCATGGTGGAGAGCCACTATTATTTGCTAAACGCATGGAACAGTGTTTAGAATGGTTGATGCCGATAGCAGAACGTAATAGTTGGAAAGTTGGTATGACTACCAATGGTTCATTAGTTAAAGAGAATGAACACATATTCCAAAAGTATTCAGGTAAACTTGGTGCAACTATCAGTTATGATTTTATGTTCCAAGAAGAGAATCGTGACAAACTAGATATTATACAAATGGCAGAAGTGCTTAATAAGCATTGCTTTGATTGGAAGTGGCAGTATGTATTACCCATCGAAGATAAGCGCGCCTTCTCATTTGAAAATATACAATCAGTGGTTGACACGTGTTATAAGACTGGGTGCAAGACAGTTAATATAATCCCGCTTAGACATCATCGCGGCGAAGATAAGTTTGACGTTATTATTGATCGAGTTAACCTTCCTCAATTCTTTGGTGCATTCATAGAATTCATACAGATTCTTTATATTAAGAAGTTAAACGTATTCATCGATGGTAATTACGATAAGATTGATAAAGCATATTTTGCAGAACACAATAAAGTAATATTATCACCTGACGGTTATCTGTATCCAGAGTTTGATTTCTTAGAATATAAGGTTGAGAATACTCGCATCGGTAAGTGGCAAGGCGGAGTAGAAGTTTGGGAACCTTTAGGTGATGAAGGCAGGATCCAAGATTCTTGTAATACTTGTGAACAAAAACCAAGTTGTGGATTAAAGTATCTCTATAAATTATTTGATAGACAACCACATGGAAGTTGCAAAGATTTCTATAAGTTTGTTGACGTTGCTATCATGCATAATGCCGAATTGAAAAAAGAGAAAAGTCTATTCCAAAGAATAGGTATAGATAATCAATTCAAGGTTAATATATGATTACTGAAGATTTTGAAAAGGCCGATAATTTACACGAGTATTGGTTGACTCAGGACGCACTACATCCAGTTAACTATGATGTATATTTTAGTTTAGGCACTAGATACTATTGTGCAGCTGGTTGTAAGATATGCTATATCGATAAAAACTTTAAAAGCATAAAACCAAACTTAAACACATACTTCCCAAAGATAACACAAAAATATGAAGATATGTGGCAAGAAGTGTTCTCGCATTTCTTGGTAGTTCGTACTAACGACGATATGCTATTCTTAAAGTTAAATTATCCTGACGCATATAGATGGTATCAGGAAAATGCACATAACCTAGAATATTGTTTTACTGACAATGCTATCTTTAGGACAGCTAAGATACTTGATACAATTAAGTTTAAAGCTTTAGCAAATATTAGTATAAGCTCAACCTTTTTAAAATCCGTTAATCCTAATAAATTAATGGATGCATTGGAAAGGTTAAACGATAAATCTCCTATCTTAAAACTTAAGTTTATTGATGATGGATATCCAGAATTATTTGCTCCATATATTGAGTTGGCAAATAAACACAATATGGATAATATAGTTCATCATAATTTTCTTGGTGATAGAGAAGTATTAGAACATGAATGGGCCCAAGAACAAACCACTTGGGTTGATAGTGATGAACAGGGCTTGATGCAGATTTATAGAGAATCTGTGCATCTGTACTTCGATCGGTGGTATTATTCTAGTGATGATGCAAGTGATTTAAATGAAGAAGCATTTCATCATGTAGAAAATAATTTTGATAGAGAAGCATTCTTAACTGATCTGTTATTGGGAAAACAAAAAGCATATAAAAAATGGGCTAACAGAACAAAGAATCCTAAATTTAAGGATTACTTCAATCTTGTTGGCGAGTACGATATCAATCCTAAGTTTAATTTTATTCCTGGGTTGATGATTCCACCGTATAGTAAATACTGTTATAAGTTATTAGAAAATGGATGGGTTAAGACTAAATTTGGTTTAGTTAAGCCTAATGAAGGCACCATTGTGCCAATTTTGGGGATAAAATGAGTTTTAGTAAATTTAAAACAGAGTCTGGTAAAGTATTCTATTATAGAAACCTAGATAACAGCCTTCATAATGATAAGGGTGAGATATTATCTTTGCCTCCAAAAGAAGGGTATGAATTCTTTGAATCTGTACAACACAATTTTGGTGTACAACACAAGACTAATAAACCTACTGCACTAAGGATTTTATTGGGTCATGCGTGTAACTATTCATGTACATATTGCATGCAAAAAGATATCGGCAATCCAGATGAGAGACCACAAAACTTTTGGCTTGAATCATTTGTAGAATCTATTAATAAGTATCTCGACTTAGAAAATTTAGAACGCATCGAACTTTGGGGTGGTGAACCTTTCCTATATTGGAATGATATGGTTCCTATCATGAAGTTACTTGATGGACCAGGTAGACACTTCTATATCTCTACTAATGCATCACCGCTTAGACAAAAACATGTTGACTTCTTTAAAACATTAACAGCAAGCGTTATGATGGGTATTTCGCACGATGGTCCTGGACATGAAAGACTTCGTGGCGAAGATATCTTTGATAGGAAAAGCGTTGTCGATGTAATTAAACAGTTCGATGATATGAGTCCTAAGATACAATATAGTTTCAATCCTGTTGTATCTGCTACAAACTTTGATCTATTTGAGATTAATGATTATTTCAAAGCAATTAAAGATAAATTGGGTTTAAAGCATGCTAGGATAAGTTATATTCCGGCTAGGGTTTATGATGACACAGATTCTAAAAACTCTGCTGAGCATGTTATCAAAGGCGACGATTTACCCAAGTTTAAGAAAGTAGTCAATGATTATATTAAGACTGCAATCAAACAACTTAAAGAAGGCGGAGATAGGATATTAAATTCTAACGTCATCGATGGCGATGCTGGTGTTTTAAAATATGCCGGTTTGACAAGGCACCAAATTCCAATCACTATGACTTCAAATTGTGGTGCTGACTCAGCTGATATCCTTTCTATGGATATCATGGGTCAAGTTAGGTTATGTCCTCATACTTCTGAAAAGTTTAAAGGTGGACACATTAATAATCTAAAAGGTGTTAAGATTATCCAACTAGATTTAGATAGGAAAAATGAACACTGTTATACATGTCCGGTTCGTAGACTGTGTAAGTCAAGTTGTCCTATTAAGTTTCCTACAGAAGTATTCTTGCACAATTGCAGGGTTGAAAAGATTTGGTATTCTGCAATCCAGCAGAATGCATTCTCTCTATTATTTGGCGAATCAATTGAACTTTTAGAAGTTGGATTAAATGAAATTAGACCTGAAGAAGATACAAGAACACAGATCTCTACTTGAGAATCACTCTCTCCTTGTAACTAATACTATACAATCTGTTGAGGATCTAAGGATCTTCATGCAAAGCCATGTCTATGCAGTATGGGACTTCATGAGTCTATTAAAGACTTTACAACACAATGTAGTTCCTTCAGGCAATATATGGTTACCGACTGCTGGAACAAGGTCAGATATCGCAAGGATGATTAATGAGATTGTGCTCTGTGAAGAATCTGACATTTCACCAGATGGTAAGGCTTCTATAAGTCACTTTGACTTGTACTTGCAAGCAATGATGGAAGTAGATGCAGATATTGGACCGGTTAGGAACTATTTAGAATCAGTTGATAAACTTAAGATGCATGTAAACTGTCAATATGCACCGGCTGGTGCTATGGAATTTGTAGAAAGCACATTTGATACGATTAGAAAAGGACCTCATTGTGCAGCAGCCTCATTTTGTTATGGTAGGGAATCAGTCATTCCTACAATGTTTAAGAAGATCTTAAAACAGATAGATGTTTCTGAGACTGATGCACCCAAATTTCATTATTATTTGGAAAGACATATACAAGTAGATGGTGAAAGCCATGGACCCATGGCAGAACAGTTAGTAAATTACTTCTGTAAAGATGATCCATTCTTGATTCACGAGGCTGAACAAGCTGCTATAAAAGCAATCAAAGCAAGAATTAAACTATTTGATGCTATAGAATCGCAACTCATATAAATAAAGCCAGAATAACTCTTTTTTGGATTTCGCAATAAATGTCTCAGTTAGTTAACCTAGTTATAGATCAGGGGTCAGACTTCGTGGCCACATTGGACATTGAAGATTCAATCGGTACTCCTATTGATCTTGGACCATATACTGTACGAGGTCAAATTAGGAAGACATATACATCCATCACCGCAGTTGATATTGGATGTGCAAAAACTACTAATCAAGGTGAAGTTAAGTTAACGCTAACAGCAGATCAAACTGGTGGAATGCGTGATGGTCGTTATGTCTATGATATTGAAATTGTTCATTCAACATTAGACACAGTTATCCGTGTTGTTGAAGGACAGGTTACAGTAACACCTAGAGCAACTAGACCAACTTAACCTTAAGGATTTATAGATGTCTACCGCGTTAAGATCGAAGATTAAACTTGATACCCCAGTAACCGTACGTACGTTTGCTCTTGGTATCACGTCGCTTAACTTATTAGACTTGAATGATGTCGATGCAACGGAATTAGAAGACGGTGCTATGATGATATATGATGCTGATACTGCAAAATTTAAATTAACAGCTACGGTTGATCACCCTAGATCAAAGGTCAAAATCATCGGAGGAAAGTACTAAACCATGGCAACCATTATTAAAATTAAAAATTCCGGCACAAGCGGATCCCCATCGACGCTTGCAACGGGAGAGTTAGCGTATTCATACTTACAACAATTGCCTATTCAAGGCGTTGTAAGTTCAAACGGTGGTGATCGCTTATACATTGGTACAGGTACTGAGGTTGCTGGTGAAGCTACTGATATCGTACATATCGGTGGTAAGTATTTCATGGATATGCTGGATCACCAAAATGGTGTTCTAACTCCAAACTCTGCTGTTATTACAGATTCAAATAGTAAAGTAAACCAATTTAACGTCGATAATATTCGTTTAGACGGTAATACTTTATCTGTTACAGAAACAAACGGTGATTTACACCTTGCTGCTAACGGCACAGGTACAGTTATCATCGATTCCGATATTGATTTAACATTTATTAACGTTGATACAATTGGTTCATCAAGAAACGATGGGAAAATCTTCATCGAACCAACTGGTACAGGTTATGTTCAGATCTCTAGTCAAAATGCTCTACGTCTACCAGTAGGTAATCAATCTTCGCGTGACGCATCACCTCTTGCAGGTATGATCCGCTTCAATACTACAAATAACGTATTTGAAGGTTATGATGGTATTGCTTGGAACTCAATCGGTTCTAAACTACAAGACGTTGATGGTAACACATATGTTTCTCCAGAAAACTCACCTGGTGCAAATAATAACCAGTTGCGTATGTTTACAGACGGTCTTGAAAGATTCCGTATAGAAGCTGACGGCACATCTAAGTTCTCAGCTGACATGACAGCTGCGACTCCAGTTGGTACAAAGATCTTAAATAACAAGATCTCTACATTTGGTTCAGATATCCTTTATTTAGATCCAAGTACAGGTGCATCGAATACTGGTTCTGTCGTTATTGAAGGTAACTTAACAATCAAGGGTGTAACAACTACTGTTAACTCTGCATCAGTACAATCAAATAACCCAACATTTATCTTGGGTATGCAATCTAATTCTTCTGGTGAAGAGACTGCATTAACAGCACCAGATGGTTTAGATAAGGGTTTAGAATTTAGATGGCATAATGGTTCAGCGGCTAAGTCTGGTTTCTTTGGTTATGACTCATCTGCAAATCGTTTTACGTTCATCGAAGATGCAACTAATACTGCTGATACATTCTCTGGTACTCCATCAAACGTTCGATTTGGTAATGCATTACTAACATCATTATCTTTCTCTTCATTTACTGCAAATTCAGTACCTTGGATTGATGTAGATGGAGATGCTGGTTTTATTACTGGAGATAGTGCTAGTGTTTATAATGGTGGTGATACAACTGGTCAAGTACTACAGATGAATGCGTCTGGTTTACCAGTATTCAGTCACATTGATTGCGGCACATATTAATTAATTATTAAGGATATATTATGGCTATTGAAGCGAGTCAAGAATTTGTGAATAAGTTTGTAGAGCGTCAACAAAGAGCGATTGCTGATTTAATGAATAAGGTTATCTTATTAGAAACTCAATTAGCAGTTGCTCAAGATAGAATAGCTGCTTTAGAAACTAGTGAAAAAGAAAAAGAAGAAATTAAAGAGTAATGGCAAACGGTACAATAATTCAACTTCGCAGAAGTAATACCCAGGACGATGCGCCTGATGGTACAGTTCTGTATGATGGTGAAGTTGCGATCAACACATTTAATCGCAAGCTTTATACTCGCGTAGCTGATGGCGAAGCTGTAGTTGAAGGTATTCCATTTGGTGTATTAGAATCTAATCAATCTGTATGGAATCATGCGACGACAACAACTATCACACTAGATTCTTTTGATATCTCATTGCACAAGACAGCAAAGTATTTTATTGAAATACAAAGTAGCGGTGCAACAGCAACTGCTTATTATCAAGCCATGGAAGTTATCGTTATTCATAATGGTACTGATGCGTTTGTCACTAGATACGGAGTAATAGACACTGATGGAGAAATAGCTACTGTCACAGCTGATATTACAAGTGGAAATTTAAGGTTGAGACTTACAAGTACTCCTTTAAGTTCTAACACAAATTATGTAGCTAAATTTGTACGTATCATGCAGCAATTATAAATAGAATAATATGACAACAACCAATAAAGCTTTCATAGTAAAAGACGATTTAGTAGTAGATAATGCTGCTGGACGTCAACTTGTCATACCACACGGTACAGGGTTTGCTAGACCAGTTGATCCATTAAAAGGAACTATTCGTTATAGCGACGATAGTCAGGTTATAGAAGTATTTAATGGTACAGAGTGGCAATCCGCTGCTTCTGCCGGTGAATCAATTAATGCAGCTGGTGCTGAAGAAATTGCATTAGTTCAATCAATCATTTATGGATAAGATATGGCATCAGTAAGTAATATTACAAATAAGGTAATAAAGAGTTTAGGTAAAACTGAACAAACTCTTGTATCTACTTCTTCAGTACAAAAAGGTGCGTGCGTTGGTTTAAGCCTTGCAAACGTAACTGATACTATAGTTAAAGCTTCTGTATTTGTTACAGATAATACTTCAACCAAAGGTTATTATATAAAAGATTTGGAGATTGCTCCACAAAGTAGTGCTAGGATTATTAATGGTGGTGAGAAATTACTCTTAGCTCCGTCTAATTCTGTAAGTATTGTATGTGATACAACTGATGGCTTAGATGTCATATTT